GTTAAATAGTTTAAAGGTTAGTATTTGTTTTTGAATGGGCGTTGCCCGAATTGTCTCATCCTTAGTGGTTTTGATTCTTTGATTAAAAATAATAGAAATATAACAATAGTGCTCTACAAACACTATTATTATATCTCTATCATCCTACTAAAACAAGTATTAGATTAATGATGCTAACTCTTCAGTTGCATATTCTTTAGGTTGTGTTGCTGTAACATCTGTATCAGCTTCTAAATATGTATGCATGTCTGATGTGTCAGTTTCATTGTTTAACATTACAGAAGTATTGCTAAATATGTAAGCACCAAGATGAGTTAGATAATCTCCATCTTTTCCTTTTCGTTTGGCAGATGTGTCAACATTTTCATTTTGCCATTCAGTACCTTCAATTGTTTCAGTTATTCTTAATCTACATCTGATATCATTCATACTTGGATTTAAAATGTTTAAGTCTAACATTTCTCCTCTATCAGTTATGTACCATGAAGCTGTTGGACCGAAGTCAACTCCAAAATATTCTGTTGCGTCAACTGGTTCAGCAGTTACCCAAGCTCTTCTTGCATTAGAACTGAACGAATCATCTGATTTGTTTAGCATCCCTAATACATTTACATCATTTGATTGCTTAATGATTTCAGCAAATTCTAAATGAATCTTTTCATTCTTTACTTTTCTCGCACTAACTAGTAGTGTTTCTCCGAAATTTAGTGATTCTAATGAACCACTGTTTAATGTGTTTTCCATAATTTAATTGGTTTTAATGGATTAATAAAATGTTTAATAAACAGTTTAGATACATGTTTAGGTATTTAGTTTATTTAATTATTTTAATTGTTATCATTATGAAAGGTAACATAAATGTTATTCCTTGATCATAAGCTAGTCCCACTCCTACGAATGGGACTATTTCTTTTGTTATTCTAAATGTCATTAGTTCATTTGTGTTTTAAATTTCTTTTTGCCATCACAACCTTTGTAATAACCACTGCTTGCACAACTTGATAATAGTATTACTGTTGTTAATACTATCACTATAATTGTTGCTATATTTCTTTCAATATATTTCATGTTATCTATCATTTAGTGATTTATCTAACTCTGTTCTACACATATCCATTTTAAGGTCTTGTAGTTGTTTAGTTAGTGCTTTGACTTGTGTATCTAGTTCATCTACAAATGTAATATGATGTGTCTTTTCATCACTTAATTGTTCTTTTAAATCTACAACTGTAGATATTAATGAATCAATTCGTGTTGTTAATGTAGTTATTTCTACATTCTGTGTTAAGACTCTTTGTCTTAGGTATTTCTCTGTTGTCATGATTTAATGATTTTAGTTAATAGTTTTATTTGCTCTTTTAGTTGTTCTATTTCTTGTTTTTGTTCTTCTTGAATTCTTTTGAACTCTGCTTGCTCTACTTTATACTCTTCTACCAGCTGATGCCAGTGCTCGTTACTTAATACTACTTTTTCCATTGTTTTATATTTGTTTAGTTAATGTTTATTTGTGTCCACTCATCATTTCTCAACTGGGCTTGTGACCAGTATTGCTGATTTAAACACAAGTAAGGGGATTATCAGTCCCAGAGGTACAACCATCAGTCATAACAACTGTAAATCTCGATACTTACTATACATCTCCCGATGTACTCTTATAATAACTAGTCCACATGGATGTCATCATTACATTGAATAGCTCACTATAAGCTACAGCATACTACCATCAGTCAAAGGCGTGACCTCATAGATAGTTTAGTATCATACGAACAATAGATTAATTATTGTTTGTTTTATGTCCTCTTGATATGTCCAACTGTTAAGTTAGTGACACATGAACATTAGTTCACATGTATTCGTCTGGATGACTACACATCACTGTCTACCCTTGCTCGCACAAGTATTAGCGACAGTTCTTACTCTAAAGAGACTTGCAAATCTCCGTTTGTTATTCTTTATCCCAAATTTTAAAATACTCTTGTTCAGGTTTTAAACCTTGTCTAACACATTTTACAAATTCTTCATCTTCACATTGTTCTAGTAAAATGTCTATTTTATTTAACATAGCATTTGCACTATTAGAATTTGTTGTACTTCTTCTAAAGGCTTGTCTTAATTGATTACCTAGTGATATTACCATAGCTGATGTTGGAATCCAATAATAATCTATTTCTTCTATTTCAGCAGGAGTTTTATCTTTTAATTGTTCTTCTGTATAATGATTTGATTTCATCTCAATGTTTGTGTTTAGTTAATAATTAGTTTAATATCCACAACATGGACATTTGTCGTCCTGGTTGCTTTTGGCTGATTCTATATCCATATCTTTATTTATGTTTAGTTAATGTTTAGGTTAAATTACACAATGTGTGTTGATATTCATCTAAGGACTCTCCTTAGTTGCATTACTACTTAGCCGCTGGAATATATTAACACATTGTGTTATACTATTATATCTTGTTGATTTGATATAGTGTTAGAATGTGGGATAATGTGGTGCATATGACCTGGTATCCGCAACCACACACTTTGTTACAATACTGTGTATTATAAAAGTTAAACTCTCTATTGAAGAGAGTTTAACGATTTAAGTTGTTCATCATAATTGATGGAGAACTGATTAAGCTGTTGATATGCATCTATGTCAACAGTTTGTGTTAATGTAGGATAACCTTTAGCGTTATTATACATTGATACAATCTCATTCGCCTCGAATGAAATGAATCCGAATGATACCATTGGTATCATAGGATTAGGATTAAGTTTACTTGTAAACTTAGTGATGAACATACCTTCTTTAGAAGTGTGTTCAGTACAACTAACCACAATGAGTGGTTGGTTGATGAATGGACTGTAGTCCATTGATGAAGACTTTGTCTTCTTCTTAACTAATGTTGTAGACATTTGTTATAGTTTAATTAATAATTAGTTTGACGGGGTACTTGGAACCCTAAAAATTGGGTGGGGTGCTGTACCAGGGAGGTTCGTACGCTCACAAATCCTAGGTTAAAAAATTTTTATCCCTAATTTTATTTTTTGTAAGGAAGTTTTTATATCTTTGCCGCCGTAACAATATCATCCCTCGGTAACCAGACAAGGGAAAAGACATCGGATTGTAGTCCTAAATAGGGATAGAGTTTTCTCCGGTAGTTACAAAAGAACGAGCGTATAAGTTCTAGTTAGGATAGATTGCACACAGGTATGTGCGGTGAATTAACACCACTCTTACTATCCTTGGGTCCCTGTAAAAGGGAGCACTGCTAGAGTGAAATCCAGGTTTGAAAAAGAAACTCCAAGGGGGATAACTATATACAATTTAGAAATGTTTAATTATTTATGTAGCTGTGGGAAAAGTAAAGAACTTCAAAAGGCAACTTTAGAGGTGAAGGACGGTAAGGTGCGTACTAAAGAGGCTAAATGTTCTTGTGGTAAATACATGGAAGAACTAGAGAAAGACTTTGATGGATTCCCTTCTTTAATAAGAACTGAAGAAACTTTACGAAAAAAAGTATAAAAGATAGTTGTATATAAAAAAATAGTTTATATATTTGTCCCCAAACTAAATATATAGACATTATGAAATTCAAACCAAGCGGATCGTGGGTTGTCCTTCCAGACCCAACAATTACTGAAACAAAAGCAGGTATTATTTTAGACGAAGCAACTGCTATGCAGAATGCCAAAAGATCTAATGTACTAGAAGTAGTAGCTACTGGACCCAATTGCCTATTCGTCAAAGAAGGTGATACTGTAATGGTAGATCCTAGAACAGAAGCTGTCAAAACTATGATAGATAAGGAAAATTACCTTGTTGTAGGGGAGCATCAGTTATTAGGGAAGTGGTAAAAGGAACTGTTTCTATATCCATAGAAGATTTTCAATCTTTAGTAGATGCTAAGTCAGTAGCTGCTGAGGTTGAGAATAAATTTATTCTTGCTACTAAAGAACTGCAGGTATTTCTTTCTTTCTTGGCTTCTAGAACAGATCTTGACAAGTATATAGACGAATTTAACAGGCAGTCTAAAACTTCAAAGATAGTATTTGAAGGTACATTTGCCAAAATAGAAATGAGAGATGTTTAGAAAGTTATTAAGGAGGTACAAAGTGTTACACTATCTAGGCTTTCATAATAAAGATTGCAGGCGTAGAGTTTACAGTACTGAGCACGATTATTTATGTTTAAGAACGGGTAACACCCATAAAAAATTTGAATTATGAGTTTAAGATTAGCATTAAAAAAGCAAGGAACTGTAAGAGGTCGAAGATGGATTATTAAAAGAGACATTGACGATAATATAAAAGAGGTTAAATGCATTTTTAAACCTGAAGAATATGAGAAGATGAAAAGATCTAAACCTATGGTAGGTGATCGTAAGTTATTAATAGAATTAGAAAAAGAATATGAAAAAAAGAAGAATAACAATTAATATCAATAATACTTTAAAGTATATCCATCTATGGAATGGTATTTTTAATCTTACATCTAGAGAAGCTGAGATATTAGCACACTTTATAGATGTCAATGAAATTAGAGGCAGCAAGAATATATGTGCAGTAGATAATAAGAAAGATGTTGCTGTTTTAGTAGGTTTAAAAGATTATAATACTTTGAACAATTACATTAAAAGACTTAAAGATAAAAAAGTCATTCTTAAACAAAAAGATGGAAATTATAAAATTAATTCATTTTTAGAGACAGATATTACACACATAGAAGTAATTATTAAGAATGAACTTGGAAGTTGATGTATATGACAAATTAGTAATTACCTTTCACACTGTGGGAATTTATGATATCATAATTATACAAACAGTAAATGGAGAATTAATAAATTTAAGAATTGAAGAATATGAAGAGTAAAGAAGAGCCAGAATTACCATCACTATTTAAAATGATACGGAATTTTAGTAAAGAGATGGTAAAATATGTAAAAGAGGGAAGTCCTAATGTTACAGTAGAAGATTATGCGATTAGGTTAGATGTCTGTCGAAAATGTCCATCGTATATAGAATCATCTGCTCGATGTGGAGAATGTGGCTGTTTATTAGAACATAAAGCTAAGTGGCAAACATCTGATTGTCCCCTTAAGAAATGGCCCCTTCAAAAGTTTGATACGAAAGAGGATATAGATATGCTAAATGGTTAAAGATAAACAAGACTATATTTATCTACTAGCTACAAAATATAATTTACCACTCTCGAAAGTTGAAGAGATTATAAATTATCAATTTAAATTTATAGGAAGGGTGATGAAAGAAGGAGAATTTGAAGGAGTACGTTTACCATATTTTGGAAAGTTTCATGTAAATAAAAATAGATTAAAACATATACAAGAATTAACAAATGTTAAAAAGAATAATAAATAGATATTTTCGAGATTATAGATACGGAGGTTTTGTACTAGCTTGTGGATTGAGTACTCTACACTTCAACAGTCCTACATTCTGGACAGATCTTTGGAGATCTTTAACAGACGAAATTACTTTTAAATATAATTATTATTTTAAATTTAAAACTTCTACTGTTTCATTAAGAGAAATAAAAGGTAAATGGGATCATGTTCCTTGTAAAAAATTGTATACACATTCTTCGGCACCCAAGGTACGTGATGTACTTCCAGAGCCGGGATACGACTGGGATGCATTAATAGAATCTTTATCAACCTCTACAACGTATGGAACTCTCCATATTAAGAAGATATCCCCTAAAAGTACATCTTTCCCGGATTTTAAAGCAAAGGGATATACATATAGAGTTATTAATGGGAATCATAGACTAGCTGTATTAAAATGTTTATATGGGGTAGACCATAAAATTAAAATTAAATATATGGAACAGGATCCAGTAAAAGACAATGTAACAATAACAATAGCTAATGGTAGAACAGATCTTGAATTAACACCTATAAAAGTTAAACTTAAAGAAGTAGAAATGGATTATCCTAATGCAACTTTAAAAGATCTACAAAGTATGGATTATTGTTATGAACATCATATAGCCCCATATCCATGGAAGAAATTTATTAAGGATATTAAAACTAGGGGTGTGCAAAAAAAACCAATAGTTATGACAAAGGAAACTATTCCTATTGGTACTACGTTTTTATATACTATATTTGATGGAAACCATAGAATAAAAGCTTTAGAAGTATTGTATGGAAAAGAGTATGAAGTAGATGTACATTTATTCAAAACTATGACGGAGAATCTAAAATATATAGAAGGTGTGAAGAAAATGAAAAAAGAAATGGCAGAGAAAATAATTACATCAAGATTACAAACTATCAATAAAAAAGTATATAAATGAATTATGATTTAATAAATATAGTAGATAATAAAGGCGTAGCGAGTGCTTATACTTTAACAATAATAGAATTTAAAACTCTATCAATAGATGAGTTAGCGTTTGTATATTTTATGGTGGATCATAAATCTCCCTTTTCAGTTTATACATGGGAGCAACGTCTAATTGAAGTAAAAAATAGTATCTTTGGAGAAAAAAAGAAATGGTCACCGTCTTCTAAAGTGTTAACAGCATGTACTAAATATGAGGAATTAATTGAGACCTCAGCAGTAAGATTGCTAAGAGCGGCACGGACATCAATAGTAAAATTAGAGAAATACTTTAGAGATATAGATTTACATTTAATGGACGATCACGGTAAACCAATATTTCATGCTAAGGATTTAATTGCTAATTTATCTAACATGGGTAAAGTGGTAGATGGACTATCACGATTAGAAGAGCTAGTAAAAAAAGAAGAACAAGCCGCCAATACTAATAGAGGTGGAATTGAAGTAAATAAATATAGTATATAATATGAATAATTTTATCGAAGTGTATGAAAATGTATTACCAAAAGAAGTGTGTGAGTATATAATTAAACTCTATGAGGAAACGCCCACTGCTAGTTATCCGGGAGGATCTGGCATGCATGGTAATGTAGATTATAATATAAAGCAGAGTATAGACATGAATCTATTACAGGTCTTATCCGAAAAACCTGGATTAAAACCCATGCTACTTTCAGCTATAAGATCAGAATTAGATAAACATGTAGTTGAGTATTTTAGGAAATATCCGTACACACAACGGACTTCATTTGATAAAGAGACTGATGATTCTACTATATTAGATAATCTCCAATCTAGTTATTCCTTCTGGGCAAAAAGTATAATAATAAAAAAATATGATAAAGAAGTAGGGGGTTATCACGCTTTTCATGAAGATTGTGGAGCAGAAAGTCCATCTCTAGAAAGAACTATAGTATGTATGTTCTATTTAAATGATGTAAAAGAAGGGGGAGAAACTGAGTTTTATCATCAAAATGTAAAAGTTCCTCCTACTCAAGGATCACTAGTAATATTTCCAGCATATTTTACTCATTTACATAAAGGACATGTTCCGATTAGTAATGATAAATATATACTTAATCTTTGGTTATTAAAAAATAATGCAGCACATTGGAGAATGTGGCATAGTAAAAACAAAAAATAGATATGGAATTTTTAGAAGATTTAGAAATGTATGAAGAAGCAATGGAAAATGCTTATCAAATAATAACCAGGAAAAAAACTTTAGATGATATTTATGAAAGATTTGAAGACGAAGAATCAATTGAAAGGTTTTATTTACCTTTTGATCCTATAGAAGAAGATGGGAGAAGTGCAGATATCATTGATATGGTAGTAGAATACTATACAAACACAGAAGAATATGAAAAATGTGCGGAACTAGTTAAAATAAAAGAACAATGCAAAATACAGACAGAGTAAGACCTGCAGCTTTAACATTTCTTAGTAAAGGCAGATTCACTGATGCCTTACCGGGTACGCGTGATTACTACGAATACTGGGATGAGGAAGCTAGGCGATGTATGTATGGGTATACTATAGATGACTTACATGTTACAGGATTTCATTATTTTTATTTAAACTATTGTCCTATTGACAGAGCCATAGATGAAGAACTTCCTGATGGTACTATACAATCTAGACGTGAGCGTAGTTTTCCAAGTTTCTATGATGGAGATCATGAATATTTTCACGAGATAGATAAAGCTAGGGCAGATAATAAACATATGATTGTCCTTAAAGCAAGGAGAAAAGGATACTCATATAAAGCAGGATCTATGCTTGCTCGTAATTACTTCTTTGTTAAGAACTCAAAAAACTTTGTATTTGCAGCACAAAAAGAATACTTGATCGGGGACGGACTGCTTTCAAAAGCGTGGGAGTTTTTAACTTTTATAGACGATAATACTGCGTGGGCTCAACCTAGATTAAGAGACAGGGAGATGAGTAAAATGTCTGGGTATAAAAAGAAAGTTAATGGTATTGAGATAGAAATGGGTATGAAGTCCCAGATAATGGGAGTATCTTTGAAGGATGCTCCAGATAAGGTGAGGGGAAAAGCGGGGGAGTTAGTATTCTTTGAAGAAGCTGGGTCATTCCCCGGACTCCTTAAAGCCTGGGAAGTAACAATGCCAACAATGAGACAGGGATCTAAAACATTAGGATTAATGGTAGCTTTTGGTACAGGTGGTACAGAAGGAGCAGATTTTGAAGCTATGGAAGAAATTTTTTATAATCCAGTGGCATATGATTGCATGGCCTATGAGAACATTTGGGACTCTGGGGCTGTGGGTACTCAATGTGGATATTTTATACCTATCCAAACAAATTTAGATGGATTTATAGACGAGTACGGAAATTCAATTAAACAAGAAGCAAAGGAGTACGAAGAACAAATGAGGGAAAAAAAGAAGGGTGCTGCGGATGCAAAATCACTAGACCAATATATAGCGGAGCACCCTTTCTCCCCCCAAGAAGCTACGTTACAAGTTACTGCTAATCTATTTGATATAGCTTCTCTACAAGAACAGTATAATAAAATAAAATCAAGAAATCTTCAGGCTATAGGTACAGTAGGGAAATTATATTATGGGGATAAGGCACAAGTTAAGTTTAAACCTGATGGTGATCTAAGGCAAGTCATTAAATTTCCACATAGAAAAGATGATGATACCACAGGAGCTGTCGTGATATATGAGGCCCCTTATAAAAATAAAGAGAACCACGTTCCCCTCAACCTATATGTCATTTGCCATGACCCCTATGGACAAAATCAATCTGCGGATTCTTCTTCTTTAGGAGCCGCCTATGTAATCAAGCGTCCCAATAATCTTTCCCAACCAGACGATCTTATAGTGGCTTCATATGTAGGAAGACCTAAAACACAAGATGATTATAATAGAAATTTATTTTTATTAGCAGATTATTATGGGTGTAAGATTGGGTTTGAGAATGATCGTGGTGAGGTTATAGCATACGCCAAAAGATTTAGGAAGTTACATAAACTTCAAGAAGAATTTGAGATGTTAGATAAAAGAGAACTTAGAAGTAAGACAGTAAAACGTCAATATGGTATGCATATGACAGAGGCTAGAAAGAGACAAGGTGAGATATATATACGAGATTGGTTAAATACTGTGCGTAGAACTGACGACGATGGAAATAAATTGTTAAATTTGCATAAAATATATGATCCTGCATTTTTAATGGAGTTGATTAAGTTTAATCACTCTGGTAACTTTGACCGTGTTATGGCCTTTATGATTGGAATGTATCATACTAGAGAATTGTATAACGCTGAAGTTAAAGATGTTTTAACAGATAGAGCTGCAGATAAATGGTTTGACCAAAATTATTATTAAATGAAAAAATGTAAAGACAAAGAACCTTATAACCCTCTACCGGAGTACTTAGCAATAGGTCCGTCAAAAATTCATGGAGCAGGGATTCTCGCTACAGAAGATATTCCGGGAGAGGTGGTTATAGGTATAAGTCATGTTTATGATCCAAATTTTCAACATGATTATATTAGGACTCCTCTAGGGGGATTTATTAATCATTCGGAAGAGCCTAATGTTGAATTAATTGAGGATGATAATGATGATTATAAAAGATTAAAGACTCTACGCAAGATAGAAGCGGGAGAAGAACTTGCTTTAAAGTACAGTTTATATGAGATCTGTGATTATTTATAGTGTTATATTTATAATTAGAAGAGTAATATTTACCTTCGTAGTAAAAACGAAGGCAAATTTAATTAAATTTGTAAATTATGGGATACGATAAAATACCTAGGCAAAAAATGCCTATACGACAAAAAACTAAAAAGTGGAGAGAGGCTTGTGTAGAAGCTTATATCGACTTATCTGATCAAGGAACGGGGTATGCTTCGCATAACGACGGCCTTAAAAGATTGTATGACTACTATAATGGAGTAATTGATGAGGGAGAATATAACCACGTACTGAAACCGTATGGTAAAAGCCGTACTAATTTCCCATCCCAAATGCGTAATTATCCTATCATCAAGCCTATCATTGATCTTCTACTAGGAGAAAAATCTAAACGACCTCTCAATTTCTCTGTAGTAGTCAAAAATGCAGATAGTGTTTCTATCAAAGAGGAAGAAAAGAAGCAAGCTATCTACAAAGGATTAGAACAAATGTTTGTAAACAAGCTAAATGAGAAAGGAGTTGAAACTGGATTAGATTCTCAAGATGTACAACTTCCAGATCATATAGCTAAACAATTTGACGCTAGTTATGTAGATAACAGAGCGCTTAAAGGACAGTCTGCTATGAACTATATAATGGCAGAGCAAGAAGTTGAAGACAAGTTAAATAAAGCTTGGTTTCATTTCTTAATATCTGGTGAAACATATACCCATAGAGGAGTACGTAATAGTGAACCTTTCTATGAAGTTCTTAATCCAATAGATGTAGATTATGATCTTGATCCAGATTTAGAATTTGTAGAAGATGGAGATTGGGCGCTAGTTCGTAAATATGTGCATGCATCTACCGTCGTAGATCATTATTATGATGATTTAACTGAAGAACAAATATTAGAGCTAGAAGAGCCTAGGCATATGGAGGCAGATTCTTATCTAATGTATGCTAATTCCACAGGTAAAAATCCTAATGCATACAGAAATAGATTACTAGAAGTAGTAAGTGTGTACTGGAAATCTAGAAAAAGATTAGGTTTTATTACATACTTAGATCCGCAAACTGGAGCGAGTGAACAAATGCAAGTAGAAGACGGATTTAAATTGACTGCGGAATTAAAACAGGCAGACGCTAAATTAGAATGGTTTTGGGTAAATGAAGTTTGGCAAGGAACTAGAATTGATGGTAGAATGCTTATTAATATTGCTCCTATTGCTAATCAAAGAGTTTCTTTAGATAATTTTTCAACATGTAAATTGCCTATCAATGGTAGACGATACTCAGATGTTAATGCAGAAAATATATCTTTAGTAGCATTAGGTATTCCATTTCAACTTACTTATAATATATATAAATACAGATTAGAATTAGCTATTGCACGCTCAAAGGATATTATCGCCCAATTTGATATTAATATGATCCCTAAAAAATGGGACATGGATAAATTTATGTATTATGTAGAAGGTACAGGTATTGCATGGGTAGATTATAATAAAGAAGGTATAACCTTAAATCCACAGCATCAAACCGTAATGGATATGTCTATTAAAACTATTGATCAATATTTAGGCTTATTAGAATCTATTATGTTAGAATGGGAAAAACTATCGGGAGTTAATAGGCAAAGACAAGGACAAATAGGAAGTTATGAAGGAAAAGCAGTATCTCAACAAGCTATTGTTCAATCTTCTCATATTACCGAGGATTTATTTAAGAAATTTAATAGAATGGAAGAACGAGATATGCAAGCCTTACTAGATTACTCTAAAGAAGCTTGGCATACTGGTAAAAAAACAGCCTTTGTAATGCCTGATGGTACTACAGACTTCTTAAGTTTAGATACTGTGAGTCATATGGAGTCTAACTACGGGATATTTGTTACTGATTCTGGAAAAGAGCAAGAGAAATTTGATACAATTAAAGTATTATCTCAATCTATGGTTCAAAATGGTGTTCCAGCTTCAACTGTAGCTGAAATGATTGATGCGGATAGCTTTGCTATGATCAAGAAAAGAATCAAAGAAGCTGAAAAAGAAATACAAGAGGCTGGCGCTAAACAACAAGAGGCTCAGAATCAAATTGAACAAGCTAAACTTGAGGGATCTAGAGAGGAAAGAGAGAATGATAATATGAATAAACATAAAGATCGTGAGACTCAAATTAAAGTAGCTATGATTCATGCAGAAGATAACAATAAACGTGTAGAAGTAGACAGTGTGAAAGTTATTAAAGAAGTAGGTGTTAAAGATAAAGATTCTGATACCAAACGTCAAGCGATGGAAGAGGTAGGAAGATCTAATAAAGCGAATGAAGACATAAAAAGATCTGAACTGGCTATTAAAAAGAAAGAGGCGAGTATTAAAGCAACAGAAGCAAATATTAAGAGTAAAGATGTAGATAATAAAGTTAAAATTGCTAAACAAAAACCTAACTCTAACGATTAATGGAGACAGATCAAAAGTTTGAAATAATAAAAGCATTATTAGCCCAGGGATATAAAGGTTCTATTGCTGAAGTTATTCAAAAAAAGGAACACGAGGAACTACAGGCTATGAAGGCTCAGGAGCAAGCTCAAGCTGCTCAACAAGGACAAAATCCTAATATGCCTACACCTGCTCTTGCGGGAAATATGCCTACTCAACCTCAACAATCAGCAACTGAAAGAAATATTATTCAACCCGGTCAATACAAAAAGGGTGGAGTAAAAGATAAAGAAATTGGCGATGATATTGGTTTTGATGAGCAACATAATATACTTTATAATAAAGAGATTCAGAAAGCTTATGAACAACAAAGAGGAAGATATAGTCCTAGTTTTATAAATGATCCAGAGAAATATAAACAATGGAAACAAGATCAAGAAGAATCTGATGTTAGGCAGGTTAAATCGGGGGGAATTAAATTAAATACTAGGTTAGGTTCTGACTGCAAAGAATGTGGAGGAGTAAGAAACTATGGGGCAGGAGGAACTTATGGGGGTGGTGATGTTGGAGGTGATCCAAACGATCCAAATAATACAGATGATCCTTCTACTCCTGGCGGTGGTAATAGTTCAATGTATAGTGGACCTAGTAATAGTGGTACAGGATCTTCTAATTATGACGGAGGTCAACCTCAATGGTTGCAGAATGCAGGAAATTTTTTCTTAGATAAAATAGGAGATCCTATTTTAAAATATGGAGCCGGTATGCTGGGAATACCAGGAGGTGATTATAAAGGCTCTCTAGATAGATGGAATGCACTAGATGCTAAAGGAGGAATGGGGGCAGTAGCTGGGGACATGTTTGGGCGTATGGCGGGAGCACAACTAAAAGGAGCAGCATTAGGACATATTGGTGGAGGTATAGGTAAACAAGTATTACCTCATTTACCTGGAGGTAGCTGGCTTTCTAATAAATTTGGTTGGAGAGATGGAGGAATAAGAAGATATGACGACGGTGGAGTAAAACTTAGTGCTGGAGCTGAAGGTACTATTAACTGTGGTCCTACTGGTAGCGGATGTAGGGGCAAGGAAGCTAGACTATCATTAAAACCTCAGTTTAATATGTCTTATAATACTGGGACTAAAGATATTGGGGGAGGTTTAGGACTAGGTGCTCAATCATATATAGGAGGATGGGACACAAGAGGTGGCGCTCCTACTATTGAGGCAGGAGTAAGAGGAGAAGGATTAGTAAATGCTCAAACTCTAAAAGATTATAATCCAAAAACTAGCCTTAGTCTAACAGAATATATTAAATTAGGATATACTAAAAAAGGTACTTCAGGTGCTCATGATTGGTCAAGTGATAATGCAGGATTTAATGTAGGAGCTTACGGTGATTTTGATTTAAAGAATAAGCAAATTAAAGAAGCTGGAATATATGGTGGTTATGGGGCGCTTCAAGGTAATATAGGATATAGTCCCTCAGATAAAATGATTAAAGCTGGTTTAGCTTTAACAATAGGTAAAAAGAAGGGAGGAGCAAGAGAGTATAAAACAGGTGGTATAGCAAAAGTTCTAAAAGGTGCAAATAAATTTATAAGTAAACCGGAAAACGACAATACAGAAATTCTTGAAAAAACACATAGTGAGATGCTACCATTTAATTTTTTTCCTGACCTTGAACTTCATACAATGGAAGCTGATGCTACCTATGTACATATACCTGAAATTATTCTGACTGAGGAAGAGCACAATAAGGAAGAAGAAGATAAAGAGAATAGGTTGGTACAAATTGAAGAAGAAAATGAAGGTATAGATGAACAAACACTAGAAGAACTTAAAGTAATCCAAACTAATCATAGTGAGAACAGAGATAAGAATAGAAAGAAGAAGATAGTAGATAAAGTAAAAGAAGAGACAAAAGCTACAATGGAGTCTTTTTATCAACAGTATAATAAAGTAGATTACGATGAAACAAGTTCCAATAAAGTAAAAGCAATTCAACAAGTTTTAATAGATGATGGATATGATCTAGGTGCTTTTGGGGCAAATAAAGACGGTATTGATGGAAAATTTGGAAATAAAACAAAGGTAGGTTATCTAGATTATATGCAAAAGAGATTAAAAACTAGAAATCCTATTACATTCTCCCCAGAATCAAGAGACGAAAAATGTGATGAAAATGGCTGTGCACAATATGTTCAAGCTGAATTTATGAGAGAAGGATATGATGTTGATTACATGGATGTAGGAGGGGATGCTTGGACTATGTACGATCAAATAGTTGAGAGAGGACAGGGTACAAGTAAATTTAACATATATGCTGGAGATGAATTTAACAATGTAGATTCGGCAAGAGAGGCTAAAAATAAAAGTATTGCGGCATATAAGAATAATCCACCTGATAAAGGATTATTTCAAGTGGGTGATGTAGTAGGTTTAATATATGAAAATTCTGTTAATTGGGACAATGCTTATAAAGGCACTAAAGGTAATCATCTATATGGCGATAATATAAAAAATAGAACTTATAATAGTCACGTTGGATTTGTATCTGGGTTTGATGACGACGGTAATCCTATAATCTCTCACAATGTAAATGGTAGAGTTTACAATGATAAATACGATAATATTAAAGGTGGGGGTGTAGCATGGATTGCTTCTCCTCAATCAAAATCTTCTCATAAATATGATTATGCTGAGAATACCACAGAGCATGATAACTCGAATCAATTAACATTCTTTGACAATAAAAATTATGAGGGAGTGTTGAATGTAGATGGTTCACAGCACACATATTCTGAAGAAGATAAAGATATTCAGAATAATGCAATTAACTTTGTTAAAAATAATACACCTATAATTCTAGATGAACTAGAAATTACTATAAATGGTGATGATGGTGCTACATGGCTTCAAGAAGCTGTTATTGGAATTGCTATGCACGAGACTGGTGGAGGACAAACAGAAAAAATGCCTCAGCAAGAATCCATAAGAAAGAATCGAGTATTAAAAAACTTAGTACCGTTTTCTGATGATGCTTCTTTAGAGGCTGAGACTTATTCATTAGGGATAACGAAAACAAAATTATCTAATATGGGTGGTGGTTCTAAAGACTATTATGGACTTAATGTAAATAATATAAATACTGATAATAATAAAGTTTTAGCTATAACAATAGATAATCTTTCTAGAAATTATGCTTTAATCACAGGATATGCAAAAGATAATCCTCAATTAGAATTAACCGAAGAGGATATTAGAAATATGACAATTCTGTCTCATAATAGAGGTTTATTATCAAAAAATAGTCATGGTGGTGGAACCGGAACAAATTTTGGTCAAAGAGATGATATGACTATAGATGAGCAAATTGCTAGTTTAAGATCATTATATACAGGTAATAAAAAAGATATTACTAGTACTAAATATAGACATATACCTGTAGATTCAGTTGGAGAATATTTCTATAATAAGGAGTATCCTGAAGGAGCTGAGACATATGTCAGTAAGATCAATAGATATATAGATAGACAAATACTGACTCACGCTCAGTTAGAAGAAGAGAAAACAGAAGAGGAGAAAAATCTAACCATGTTAACTCCGGAAGAGGGTGTAGTGGTACAACAAACAGCTAAAATGGGAGGATATAGATCAAAGAATGGATGGTAAAAATGTTATACAATAATACAAAAACGAAAAAACCAATCGGTATAAAGAATATCGATATAATTATTAACTTTGTAACCAAATAAAACAATATATATGGAACCAAATGAAAAAATACAGCTAGATGACATCACGTTTGATGATGTTATTGGTGGTGATGGAGTAGAAACCACTCCAATGGTAGAAGAAGTAGAAGTAGAAGTAGAAGAAAGCGAAGATCTTGTAGATCCCGTTTTAGACGACGAAGATGAAGATGATGGAGAAGTAGATGAAAAATATCTAGATAGAGATGATGATGAAGACGATGATGAAGATGATGAAGACGATGAGGATGATGATCGTGAAGATACAATTGTAGATTCAGTTTTAGATAAACTAGGATATGAAGTAGATGAGGAGTATGATGATACAACCGAGGGATTAGTTCAGATGACTAAAGATATTGCTTCGACTATGGCAGATGAACGAATGGAAGAAGTTCTTGAAAAATTTCCTCTAGTAAAACAACATTTACAATATGTTTTAGAAGGTGGAGATTCTCAAAACTTTATGAATGCTTATGATCCTAATTTAGATTATAATAAACTTAGCCTTCAAGAAAATGATGTTCGTAGTCAAAAAGCTATATTAGGGGATTATCTACAAACTAAAGGTCATGAAAATGAGTTTATAAAAGAAATCCTTGAGGACTTTGAAGATACAGGTAAATTATTTTCAAAAGCTGAGGCAGCTAGAAAAGCATTGGGAAAAAACCAGCAAGCACAACGAGAACAATTATTGGATACTCAACGTGAAACTCGAGCAGAAGAAGCAGAAAACTTAAAAGAATTCTGGGATGATGTAGCTATTACTATTGAGGAGTCGAGAGAATTTGCAGGACTTCAAGTAACCGAAAAAGATAAGAATAATTTTTTTAATTATCTATCTCGACCAATAAACAAAGATGGTTTTACACAACGAGATGTTGATCATCAAGAAGCTGATATGGAAGTAAAATTAGCTATTGATTATCTTATGTATAAAGGATTTGACCTTAATACAATAATTAATACAAAAGCACGAACTAAGAGTGTTCAATCTTTAAAAGAAAGAATCTCTAGAGGAGAAGAAACTGTAAAAAGTGCAAAACGTTCTTCTAAACGAACTACAAAGTTTGATATTGATGATTTAGATCTTAGTATATAAATAAAATAAAAGTAACCCCTAAGTAACCGGGAGATAGGGACCCATTAAAAATAATTAGATATGCCAAATGGAACAAACATAAGCGTCCAAAAGACGTTTTACAACGACTCGCAGATGACAGACATGAATAGTCTCTCAAATGCATTGTTGCAAAGGCCCACTGAATTATCTCCGATTATTACTCATTTAGCAGGTAAAGATGATAAAAGATTTCCACTATCTTTCTTAACAGAAGGTGTTGGTAATGTTAAGTCTATTGATCGCTTGGAGTATGAATATCGTGTGGCAACACATAGATTAAGAACGAGACCAGTGGTTACGACCTTAGCAGGAGCAGCAACCGGTCAGGGAGGATCAACTTTCGAGTTGGAATTTCCTGACAAACACTTTGTATTTCCTTACGTGATAGTATCACAATCAGGAGTACAAGCTAGAATTATGAAAGAGCCAGAAATGGTAGCAATGGGTACTTCTTTTAAGTACACATTACAATTAGTAAATCCAGATGCAGCAGCATTAGTTGGAGCAGCAGATTGTTTACAAGGAGCACTTTGGGCTCAAATGTACGCACCTGTAGGAGTAGACTTCTCTAGAGGTAATGCTTCAAACTGGGAAACTCCAGGAAAGGTAAGAAACAAACTAACTACAGTTAGAAAATCTTACCATATGTCTGGAAATGCTAAAGATTATGTAGCTGAATTTTCTTTACCTACAAAAGGTGGAAAAACTACTAAACTTTGGATGGATTACGAGGAGTACTTACACATGCTTGATTTCAAAGAAGAATGTGAAATGTATTACTGGTATGGACAAAAAACTTATGATGCTAACGGACATACTTACATGAAGGATGAGAATGGACAACCTGTAATCGTAGGACCTGGTCTATTAGAGCAAATTGTTAATAAAGACAGTTACTCTATTATGACTGAGTCTAAATTAAAAAACCTCATTGGTGATTTATTTTATCAAATGACTGATGCGGCTAAAAAACAAATAACTCTTTATACAGGTACTGGTGGCGCTAGAGAATTTGATGAAGCTCTTAAAGCACACTTTTCAGGTAATACTTGGAAAGTAGGTGGTGAGAACAGATTCATAACTGGTTCTGGTAGATCATTAGGTATGAGTGGTTATTTTACTTCTTATGAGCATATTGATGGACACTCTGTGAACGTGGTTAAATTACCATTGTTTGATCATGGAGCTGTTGCACAAGCTCGTTCGAAGCACCCTGTTTCAGGTTATTCACTAGAGTCTTATAGAATGGTATTTGTTGATCAGTCAAATTATGATGGACAAAACAACTTACAAATGATCAACAAAAAAGGTCGTGAGTCTATGAGATGGTGTGTAGCTGGTTCGGTGATTCCAAGAGGATTTGATGGTAACTCTTCTAGAGCATCTGACGTAGATGGGGCGTCTGTACATATGTTGAAAACTGCAGGTATCGCGTTAAGACGTTTTGATACTTCTTTAGACAT